CAGTCCAAATAACGTTACTTCCTGTGTTTAGTTTTTCTACTTTGTTGCCGTACAAGTTCCAACCTGTGTAAACTCTGCCAAAAGACTTAACACCAGCAGAAGTTGCAACGTAGTCTTGTGTCGCTGACGTGCTCAAATTTGTGTAGCGTATTGTTTCGCCTACTTCCATTTCAACGTCAAAGCTTCCAGCAAGTGCGTTTCCTTGACTTGTGGGTATGTCAGCATCGTAGTTGTAGAAATATGTGCCTTCGTCTAAAAGAACGTCTTGCATAACTCTATTCTGTCCTTCCATATATTCACTATAGCCGTTCATAAATTGACCTGTTACGTTTGGCGTAAGTAGTGTATATGTTCCGCTTACTTCTTTGTATTTTTTGACTACATAGTTTACAATGTAATTTGTGCTTATGTCTACGTCAAAATAAATAGCTGCGTCATTGTCCCATTTACCGAATGTGTAATATTCTTTTACATATGGTGCAATATCGTAGTACGTGTTTATGTTGTTTGACGCTGGTATCTTTTTGCTTAACGTATATTGTGGTGAAGCTGGTTGACTTCCTGTAGTCCACAAAAACAATTCTATCTTGCTGCCTGTTTGTCCTGTTTCGTCTATTTCTATAATGAAAGGTGAACGTGATAAATTTATACTCATTTCTTAAAGTTTGATTTCGTTATTTGGTCAAATAAAGTTTCCATTTCAAAGCCGAACATTTCCATAAGTTCGTCTGGTAGTTTATCGTAGTATTTTTCAAATGGCTTTGTGAAAAAAAGTGTAGGCTTCAGACCTTTAGAATAAATGCTTCGTGCTATTAAATAACCCATAGACTTATAAGACATAAATCTACCTGTCTTTTTGTCTTTCCATTGGAAGCCTTTCTGTTTTACCCATTTAGTCATAATGCCAGACATACCACCTTTTGCTTTACCTATTAAGCTGCTATTCGTTCCAAACTTAAATGGCGATTCGCTTTGCTTGTTTCCTTTGTTGCTTGACTTGTTACCTTTTACACCTTGGTCAACAAAAGCACCGTAAGATTCCATTTCGAAGCTTATCTGAATACTATTCTTTGACTCTTTAACATAACCTTTTAAACTACTGTTAAGATTGCCTTTCGTTTTTAAGTTGCTTTTAGCTTCACGAATTACATTGTCTTTGAAGTCGTCTAATAGTTCTTGTATGTTGTTAAATTGTGCCATTAACAAATAGTCATACCGTTAGGAATTAATATGTCTGTTGTCATTGTCCAACCAGCTAATTTGTTTTCGAATCTGTCTACAAAAGGTTCACAAGTAGGATTGCCGTCTATTTGGAATTTGTCAGTCCATAAGTCACCACGTAGTAAAAGTTCGTAACATCGTGTCAATACTTGTAGCTGCGTATTCAGAACATATAGTTCGTTGTCATTGCCGTCAAACTTATTTTCTTCTTCGTCTTTTGTTATGTCTACGATATCCATTGCAAGTATTGAAATATTATATCGTACTACGTTGCCTTCAAGTGAAGCCGTGTTTACAATGATATGCACCAAAGGAAAGATAGTTTGTTTGCTTAAGTCTATGTCGAACAGGTTGCCTTGTGTAACTGTGTTTACTAAAACGTCACCGTCAAAGTGTGTTTTTAGTTTGTCTATAATATCAAAATAATTCATCGCTTCATTTGTTGTTTAATTTCTCTGGCTTCGATTTCGTGTTTTTGCTTTTTGAAGGTAAGATACGTGAGACATTTAGTAAGTCTGTAGCTTGTGACCTCATCAAACTTTGTAATGTCTCCGTCAGCCAATCCATAGATACTTCCATACCAACCCCAGTTTTTGCCAAATTGGTATCTTTCGCTAAATTGGTTGAATCCGTCATCTTCTTCAGTTCTTTCTTCAAATAAGTCTGGGTAGCTTTCAGTAATTCTATTCCTAAACTTGACAAAAAAAAACTGCTGCTTATAGCTACGTCTAAAGGTGCAAACTTCATTAAGTCTTGCATATCTTCATTTGGTTCGTAGTCTACTATTTCGTACTTGTCTTTGTTCGTGTTTTTGATTGGTCGGTACATAACACTTAAAGCCTTGTGGTACGTGTTCCAATCTTTCATATAGTTTTCTAAATCTACATACTCACCGAAGCTTATATCGTCAAACTTTGGTATGAAGCCAAACTCTATGTCTTTAATTTTAAACTTTCTTATTAGTTGTGGCTTTTCACTAAACACTTTTGTGAAGTGTGCAATCAATTCGTTCAAGTGCTTCATTTTTATCTTCGCTACTTCGCCTAACTTCATACCACAAAATATCTGTATCATCTTTTGCGCTATAAATTCTTCATCGTTGCTTTTTTCTTTCATAGCAATGAATTCTTGATACCTACTTAAAGGTATTTCTGAAAGGTTAGTAGGTAGTAAAATATCTAACTTCATATAGTAATAACTTTTTTTTCGTTTTTTTGTACTTTACAGAACGTTATACGAACCGTAGTTCTTGTTCATTCCAAGTGTTTCCATTTCGTGATAGCGCACCGCATCTATTGCGTGATTGTAATTGTCTACAGGTTTGTTTAGTCGTTTTCCTGTCTTGTCTGTGTCCCAACAATAGCTTCTTAACTCTTTTATAAGATTCGTGCTATTAGAAGTAACTAAATAGTTTTCACGTTGCATAACATCAATTCCGTAGTTGATACTGTCACGACCTTTCGTTACGCCTTTAATCGTGATTCCATAGCGTTGAATGTCTGCGATTGATTTAGGTTCTGCACTATCTGCGTATACAGGTACGTCTTTAGGTAGCTTGTTTGCTATGTCTGAATTAAGCATACCTGTTTGGTAGACTATTTCGTTTAGGATTCGTTTTTCGTTATGCTTGTAGATTTCTATGCAGCTTGTGGGGTCATTCGTGTAACCAAAGTCAAGCCCAATTCCTACAAGTCGTGCTTCTTTTGGTATTGTGTCTAATTGTTTCCAGTTGCTAAATACTACACCTTCAAGCATACCAAGTTCACCAAGTCCGTACACCTTCCACCAATTACGCCAGTAAGTGCTTGTTTCTGCTTTTAAACGGTTCTTTTCTATTTGGTCTACAATTCCTTTGTCAAGTGCTTCGTTGTCTTTGTAGGTTAAAATTATAAAGTCTGCTTCTTTGTCTTCTTTGATTTCTTCAACCCAAAATTCATTGGCTGGGTTAAAGTCTAAATATACTTCGTGTTTTGTTCGTATGCTTAATTCGTTGTATGCTTCAAAGTTTACATTGTTACATTCGTTCACGTAAAGTATGTCTCTTCTTGCACCTCTTAACTTGCTTGAATCGTCTGCGCTAAAAAATTCTATAAAGCTGCCGTTTGCAAATTCGTATTTTAGTAGTGACTTGTTGAAGCGTTCATCTACAAATCTATTTGTCCACTTCATAATTTTTAAGAAGTCACGTAAAGCACCTCTTCTTAAATGTGGTATTGATTCAGCTACTACGCTAACTTCTAAACCGCTTTGCTTTGCACACTTGTCTATTATTACGGGAATAATACCAAAAGTTTTTCCAGCACTTGTGCCGCCTTGAATAATTTTGATTCGTTTTTTTAAAGCGAGTATCTTATTTATCGCTGTCGTTCTCTTTAACATCTGGGAATAATGGTTGCTCTATGTTCGTTTGTTCTATCTGCTCTTTTAGTGAATTAAGACGTTGTGTAATGCTTGGGTTATACTGTCCAACCATACCGCCAGTTATTTGGTCTTCTCTTATTTCCTTGCGTATACGTGAACAGACGGTATAAAATTCTTTGTATTCTTCTTTCTTATTAAAGTAATTGCTTATCGTCAAGTCGTATTGATTCCAACAAAATAGTTCAAAGCCTTCCATTGTTAAAGGCACTTCTAAAGGTTCTCCTACCATATCACCGCTTCTTTGGTTTAGGTGGTACTTTATACGTGGGTTGCTTTTTCTTTCTACTTTGTAAGCTTTGAACATATCGTACATTTGTTCTGTGCTTTCTATCTTTCTTGGTCTACCTCTTTTTGCCATTGTCTTTTTCGTCTTTTTGTAGGTTGTCTCTATAACTTGTACTGCAAATTGCTAAACGTTGGTCTGTACCGTATTCGTTTACCATTGTTTTGTCAGACATACAACGTGCCATAAAATCACGTCTCTTTTCGTTTGCTTTTGGTTTAGGAATTGGCATCTTCGTAAGTTTCGTATACTTTAAACATTTTCGTGTTAATTTCTCTTAAACAACTTGAACATTGTGTTGCTTGTTGATTAGTGTCAAAGATTCTATTGT